ACGGCCCTTTGCATCGTAAGCGTCGTTAAATCCCCACGTTGATCTGAGGCGGGGTTTAAGGCAGGGTGATTTTCCAGGGCAGCAGCGACTCCCAGTCGATTTCTTCGTCCGGTGATTTCAGTGCTGTCAGCACCGCCAGCAGATAGTCGTACTGGTTCAAACCATTGATGCGCGCGCTTTCCACCAGACTGTACAGCAACGCGCTCGCCTGGGCTCCCTCCTCTGTATTGGTAAAAAGCCAGTTCTTTCGCCCTATCACGAACGGCTTTATCGCCCGCTCCGCACGGTTGTTGTCGATACCCAGTCGCCCATCTTCCAGGTAGCGCATCAGCTTCGGCCACTGCTTCTGGCTGTAACCGATGGCCTTGCCCAGATAACCCTTCGGCAGCACCTCCGTTTTCGCCAGCCAGCGGGCGAATTCCTCCATCAGCGGCTTCGATTCCGCCTGGCGCCGACGGTAAATCTCGTCCGCCGGTTTGCCCGCGCAGGCCTTCTCTGTCCGGTACAGCTTCTGGATATGCGTCAGCGCCCACACAGCCCTGCCCACCTTCGCATTCGGCTGCGCACGCTGCGCCTCTTCGAATTTGCGCCGGGCATGCGCCATGCAGCCGACCAGCTTCGCTTCCGTGCTGTGGTAACCTGCATAACCGTCAACCTGAAGGTAACCATGGTAGCCCGCCAGGAACGCCGCCGGGCACTGCCCGCTGCGCGAGTCCTGATAGTCGTACAGCACCAGGTGCGGCGTGCTGTCTTCCGCATCGCGAACATCGCGTCCGGTGCCGTACAGCCACATATAGCTCTGACTGCTCTCCTGACTCAGCACGTTCAGCGTTGTTTCATCGGCGAAGATAACGTCCTGCGCCAGCAGCGCCGCGTGCATCAGCGTGCGCAACGGTTTTAAACGTTCCGCTACCTTCAGCAACCACTGGCTTTGTGTCTGGCGACTCAGAGGGATGTCGAGGCCGGCGAACAGCGCTTCCTGCCGGTACAGCGGCAGGGCGAACTGGAATTTATTAATGATGATTTGCGCAACCAGAGACGGCGTCGCGTAGCTTCTGGAGAACAGGGCCGGTACCGGCGGCGCCACCTTCACGCTGCCCGTCGTGCCGTGCTGCTCGCAGCATCGGCAGCCGTACTTTTCGCGGATATAACGGGTGACCTGCACATGAGCCGGTATCAGCTCCAGCTCTTCACGTACTTCTTCGCCCATCACATGCATCTGCTGATGGCAGCAGTCACATATCTGCTCTTCGGGAGGGAGGTGAACGATGACCTCCTTGCGTGGCAGACCGGGCGGCAGGCGCGGGCGACGTGTTTTGGGCCTGCGTGCTTCCATTTTCCCTGAGCCGTTATCCTCCGGGATGCCGTCGTCAGCGACCCCGGTTTCCGGCTCGCAGGCGTCATCGTCGCAGGGTGCATCGGCGTCAACGGGTGCCTCAGCTTCGGTTTCGGCTTCGTTAAACACCTCGCCCTGTGGTGGGTGCGGTTCAGCGCTGCGACCGAAGCGCTGACGCCGGTACAGGTTGAGTTCTTCTAGCTGCGCCCGATTTTCTTGTTCCAGCTCAGCAACGCGCATATTTAGCGTATTGATTTCATTAAGCAATGATTCGACAGATAACATCATGGCTTTACTGTATCAGCGTACCACGAGTCGTGAAGCAAAATTTAACTGGCTACAGTGCAATCGAGTGGACGATGTGGGCGAATTTTTTCCAGGTCAACACCGGCAAGTAACCAGCGCCACTGCTCCTCGGTGAGCTGCATAGCCTGCTGGCCTACTTTCGGCCAGCGGAATAAATCCTGCTCCAGGCGCTTGTACCAGAGGCAGAAACCGGTTTTATCCCAGTAGAGGGCCTTGACCTTATCGCGGCTCCGGTTGCAGAAGACGAACAGCGTTTCGTCGAAGGGGGAATGCGCCATATCCTGTTCGATAATCAGCACCAGGCCATTAATGCTCTTGCGGAAGTCCACGTGGCCCGGGTAAAGGTAGATGGCGGGTGCCCCGACAAACATCTTCATGGCGCCATCTCTTGTAAGAGTGTGGCCAGCCAGCGGGGAGAGATATCGGTCGGCAGTGATAACGTGGCGCCTGGCAGCATGAGGGCGAGCTGGCGTTCTGTTTGAGGTTCGGGCACCTCGCCGGGCACTGGCGCATTGTCTGACTGAGTATCAGAGGCTGCGCGCTTATGGGCGTCCGGGTCTGGAGGAAGCGCTGGAACGAAGGCGGTGGGTTGGCAGCTGGCAGAAAGTCGATGCCTGGCATTGGAGAATGCGGAGCGTGTGATGCCATGCTGGCGGCAAAACTGAGTTTTATTGAGGCCAGAGCGTTGTTGTTCGTTAAAAAGGATGTGCCATTCTTCGGGCGTGCGGTGGGTTCTCATGGTTTTGCTTCTTGTTGGTTATCGGGAACAAGATCATGGCAACACCACGCTCGCAATAACAGGTGTGGTTCCAACGACGCTTACTTTGCATCTCGTTGTCGTTGCAATTCCAGACTGGTTATATTGCCCTTAATACTGCTGACCGGAACGTCATCCAGTCCAAACCAGATTTTCCCTTTACCGGGTTGCGAGGAAGATGCTCGCGATGTAAAGCGCAAAATTCGTCCCCGGATAATACCCGGCTGGTTTGGCTTGATTTCTGCTTTCATCAACCTCGCGGATTCACGATAAGCAGCTGCTGAAGTCTGGCGAAGTGCTTTGTTAAATGCGGCCACCATCTGACCCCGTGTCGCCCCATAAAGCTGCCTGACTTTTTCCAGTTGGCTGAAATCGATAAAAAAACCCTTCATAATCGTCCTCCGGGCGTATCAAGCGATGACTTTATATATCGGGAGAGAAAAACACGGGTAATGCCGGTACCATCCGGCTGCAGTGACTTGACATACCAGAGTTCACCAACAATGCGCACGGAGTCCTTTTTCAGGAGGCCTGCAATATCCCTGTCATGGGCGGTGAAGGAAGGGTCGCTCCCCTTAATATCCCCGCCGTCAGGAATTTCAGTCAGAAGATAGGGGTTATCAAACACCCCTTCTGTCCGGCGTGATCGGGGGGTATCCGGCCACAACTCAACACTTCCCTGCACATTGAACGTCGAAATCAGAATATCGTCAGCCGCTGCCATCAGCGCACTGAAGTTATCCATTACGCCCCCAGGCGAACCGCTGCTTCAGTCTCCGATACCGCTGCATCAGCCCAGGCGAGACCGACAACGACATCGCCGGATGTGCTGGTGAGCTCACCCTCACTCAGGTAAACGAGATTTCCAGCCTGCCAGCTGTCCGTAGCCTTCTTCGGCAGGGAGAAAACACCAGTCATATGCAGCACGCCATTACCGTTATCAGGAATATCGCCATGTGCTACACCTGTTATGCTAGCTACAGCAACAGGGTCGCCAGATTTTACCGGCGCACCGGTGGTGTTAGTCCAGTCCATCGTCTGACCATCTTCAATGTAATTTTTCGCCATGATCGCCTCTCACTTAAAAAGATATTCAAAAGGGGCGTGTGCCCCGTCATTTTTGATGCACAAATCAGGAGGAAGTGCCGCTGGACTTCAGCAGTCCGCGGTAATCCATTGGCGCCACACCCGCATCGATGCGCACTTTCATGGTCACCCCATCAACAGTAAAGCCTGACGTGCTTTCCACGGTCGGGGCGGCGTTTCCGTCAAGGTATGCCACTTCAATGGTGTCAGCACCTTTGCGTGCGGTCAGGTACCAGGCATCTTCATCAGCGTCATCGAGACGTGGCTCTGCCACAATCTGCGCCATGCCACGCACCGGGTTTTTGATACCGGCATTCGCCTCAATTCCGGGGACAGACGTAGAATTGATTATCTGGTCGGCCAGCGCCTCCTGAATGGTTGGCACCAGCAGGAATGCAGGCTGAATATTCAGGGTGCGATCACCGGACTTCTGTCGTTTCATCTGAGAGCGGGCAGCGGCCAGACTGTCGACACTCAGCTCACCACTGACGTAGTTATTACGCGCAGCGCTGAACAATGGACTGCCATTAAAGTCCGGGTTTTCTGTCAGTGTGGCATAGACCAGATCGCCGATAGTGGCTTTTGCTGCAATACCCATGGATTGCGGAATACGGGTGATGATGGACATATCATCGTTGATGATAGCCTGACGATCGATGCTGAACAGTTCGCCGTAAGTCGCCAGCTTGATAACCGCGCCGGTATCGCTCAGCGTGGCGTATTTATACTCAGCACCAGGACGAACCTGACGCAGACTAGGGAAAGCCTCAAGGCCCACACGAACGCCTGGCTTGAAGTCAGGAAGCTCTCCGGCCCGCGTCCAGATATCAAAGGTTTCTGCTGCATCATCCCATCCCGCCAGAGCCGACTTGTTCGCCACATCCATCAGGATGTAAGCAAAATCGCTGCTGCTGTGAGTGAATGCCATGCCGACAATTCCCATCCTGTCCTGGCCAGAAATACCGATGCTACGGTGAGTCAGAGACGCGCGGGCCAGCTCCATCAATGTCATGCTACTGAACTGGTTATCACGTTGACGCTCTTCAAAACCTGCACGCGCCATGACAATGTTACGTACCGAGTCGCCAACAATGTTGCCATTCCCTGCATGGATGTGCGTATTCCAGCCAGCCGTTGGTGTAGTGCCTTCTGCCAGTTTTGCCAGTAGCTTCTTCTGGGCAAGGTCAGCACTGCAGCCGATATCGTTCATGCAGGATGCCTGCAACTCAGCGATCCCGGCATGACCAGAAAAATCAGAGAATACGCCAGAGATGGCTGCACGGCGTGCAGTCTCATTCTTGACAGCTTCTTGCTGGGATTGCTGGATGATCGTCCGGATATCATCGGCACTAACATTTCCAGTGGGTGCCGTGGCCATGGGCTCTGCCGAGACAGCCGGTGGCGTAATGGCAGCTCCCTCTACAGGTGGTGTAGTCGTTTTTGGCGGTGTAGATGATGTACCGCGTGGACCAAAAAATTGTTTTGCTGCCTTTGGCATATGGGCATACTCCCTGGTTACGTTTTCATTTATACAGGCGGCCATTGCCAGCTCTGGCAAAAGCACATCCGCAAAGCCTTTTTCCACCGCTACCGCGCCGGTCATCCAGGTCTCTGCGTTCATCATGGATTCGATTTCTTCCCGGGCTAATCCGGTTTTTGCAACATAGGCGCTAAGCATGTTTTTACTGTTATTCTCCAGCAAATCAGCAAACTCGCGCATGTCCGCAGAATTGCCCATCGTGCCGCCCCATGCGTTATGGATCATCATGAAGGCATTCGCTGGCATGTGTACCGTTGCCCCAGGCAGCATCGCGATAACTGATGCCATCGAGGCCGCGACACCATCAATATAAATATTGATGATCCCGGGCAGGCGCCTGAGCGTGTTAAAAATGGCAAAACCATCTATTACACTTCCGCCGGGCGAGTGAATACGAATATCCACCTGCGAGGCATTAAAAAGGCCAGCATCGCTGACCTCTCTCAAAAATTGACTGGCGGATATTCCCATGCCGCCAATCTGATCATAAATATGTATTTCGCCGGGGGTATCGTTTATGCCCCCCCTGATGTCGAACCAGTGGTCACTCATCGGTGTTATCTGGCTGCTTCCCATTGGTTCCACCAGAATTTTCTGCTGTGGGTTCATTGGTAGGTTCCCCTTTGTCATAGGTTGGGTCAGTGTCAAATACCAGACCATGTTTATGGTTGAAATCCAGCTCCCGCATCCGCTGCAGTTTAGTTCTGCGTGGGCTGGATCCACGGGCTCGAACCCATTCTGCTTCAGTGGCTGCACCACCACGAATTTGCGTACGCCAAGCCTCTCCCTCTTTCGTCGGATCAATCCACGGCATGACAGGTGCCATATAAACGGCGTTTGTCAGGGTGGCAGGGTCAACATCAGGCGGGATAGCAATATTGCTGGCCTTGAGCATACGAATCCATTCCCGATACATCGGTCTTGCAACACGGGCAACGACCCAGTCCTGCAGCACAGCGTAACCTTCAAAGCTCTCCACCAGCTCCTGCCGCTGAGATGAATACGTACCGTTGTAATCCCGGGCAATGGAGGAATAGCCGGTTCGGGTTCCGGATGCGACCGCTTTGAGCTGACCAGTGCGAAAACCCAGCATATTAGTATTAGGGCGATTGGATTCCAGCATGTTCAGTTCTTCGCCTGGTGCCAGACCGTCGTAGATCATCCCCGCCGACATATCAAACATCCGGTTTTCTTTATCCGGGGCCTGCCAGTCACCACCATCACCCTCATATACAGATGCATCACCGCGTTTTATCCAGAATCCCAGTGATGCCGCGATGCGTGCGTAAAAGCGCTCACTGTCTTCGTAGTCCTTCACATCAGACAGACGTTGCAAGACACCAGCAAAAATAGACATGCCACGTAACTGATGAAGACGCTTTCGCATGGCCAGGTGCAGCATGTTTTCCGTCGGGATAATTTTCGTATCGGTACTGCCGATCCCACTTTGTGGGTGATGTTTGTATACGTTATAAGAAACTGGACGCCCCCAGGCATTTACGTTGATCCCCTGGATTGTTGTGTTTCCCTGGTTCATTCCAGTGAGCCCCATTGGCACAAAATCTGCCTCC